CTTGTTATTGGAATGGCTAATCGACCAGGGTTTCTTAAATCTGCAATTCGTTTTAATAACCATGTCATAGATTCTCGGCTCATCGTTTGATAGTTAGCCGAAACCTTTTCTTCTGACAGTGTAGTGAGTATGGATTTTGTTATCATCGGATATTTAGTTATAGTCCGAGATCGTGTTCCGTTATAAGTTTGAATTCCCAACCACGGTCTAAACAATATTCTGTTGCCGCCTTGAACTTGGCCTGATTGACACCCCAAGTTACAACCTCCCGTATGTATTGTTTAGTAACACGTTTCTTCTTTTCAGGTTCCATTGTTTGATATTTCGGTTTGACTTCAAGCATCATAGTTTTTGTTTTACCATCTCTATCACAAACTTTAACGACAAAATCAGGAAAATAACGGTGCATACGATTATCCACAGGAGATTTGTATGGAATTATGAGTTCCTCTGAAGCCCAAGACACAATATTTGGATTTTTGTCGAGCCAATTCATCACTCGGCATTCCCATGATGAGCGATAAATGATATTTTTGTAATCCCCTGCGTATTTTTGAGGATTTGAGGGTTGGAATCTTCCAGAATATGCCATAAATACTATATATCAATCTTTTTAGAAAAGACCATGGCAATAATTTCAATCCCAACATCAATCGGTGGCGTGTCAATTCCTGGAGCTGCACTTAAAGGTCCTTTGGGTAAATTGTTTGGTAACAATAATCAAATAGAAGTTTTATCTTATCCGAGAGATTTGCAGTCTGCAACAAAAAACCATGTGGTACAATTCACAATTAATGAAGTACAGCCCACCGGTTATCAACAAGGTAAATCATATACATTGAGTGATGCTTGGAATGGTGTAAAGAATAGTACAGAAGAATTAACCAGTGCGGTTACAAAAGGATTTGCCGGTGACGGTATAGTAAACAAAGGAATCGGTTCGATTTCAGCTTTTTCAAGTCAAGCACAAATAACATTTAAACAAAAAAAATCAAAGATTAAAGCTGCAATAAACTTATACATGCCAGATACATTGGAATTTACCAACGCAGCAGGATACAACCAAACAAGTCTACTTGAAATTGCAGAATCGATTTTAACAAGAATTCCTGGTGTAAAAGAAGTGGCAACACCAGCATTTTCAGCAGTTCAATCAAATGCTGCTAAATTAGCTCTATCATCACAAGGCCTTGCACTCAACCCACAACAACAATTGTTGTTTGATGGTATAGATTTCAGGTCATTTCAAATGTCTTTTACTTTTACACCATTTTCAAAAGATGAGGCAACCGCAGTAAAGAATATTGTCAAGATGTTTAAGACACATGCTGCACCAAGAATTGTTTCAGGTTCTGCTGGCATGCTTTTTGTACCACCTTCTACATTTAATTTGAAATTTATGTCTAACGGTAAAGAAAATGAAAACATTGGTAAAGTTGCCGAATGTGTTATTGAAAGTATTGATGTAAATTATGCACCAAACGGATGGTCTGCACATACAGATGGTGCACCAATTCAAACTACAATGTCTATTAGTTTTAAAGAAATAGAATTGATAGACAGAGAAAAAATAGAAAAGGATGGTTATTGAAATGCAATATTTTGATACACTCCCAAAAATAATTCACACAAATAATAATGGTATTTCCACCATTATGACGAATCTTATGGCCAGAGTCAGTATTCTACCAGAGATTTTAAAGAATCCAATGGTATATTACAAATATGATATACAAGATGGTGATACACCAGAAATTGTTGCATACAAATACTATGATGATCCATATCGTTATTGGATAGTATTGTTTGCAAACAAGATGTTGGATCCACAATGGGACTGGCCACTCAATTCAATACAGTTTAATGAGTATGTAAATGACAAGTATGGTAACACATTGAATAATTTACATCATTATGAAAAGGTGATTACCAAAACTACCCGTGGCACTGATGATGACCAAACAGTCACAGAAAGTTTTATCATTTCAACTGAAGAATTTCTTGGTGTTGGTTTAGTTAAAACAATTGAACTTAATGAACGCCGATTGGCAAATGGACTTTCTACAACAGCCAATACAAAAAGTTATTTGGATATAACAATACAATCAACATCTATAACGAATTATGAGTATGAAATGAATTTAAATGAATCTAAAAGAAACATTAACATATTGAATTCAAAATATGTTGACCAATTGGAAACTGAATTTCAAGATTTGATGAGTTAATATGGCCACAAATAATCCCACTCCAGTTGAAGCTTCTGGTGCTTATTCACCACAAGACTATTCTTTAAAGACACTTAATTTTTTAACATCGAATGGTAAAAGAATAGAACTTAAAAAAATAATGATGGAGTTTTCATATTATGAAGATATCTACACATTTGCAGCATCTGGTTATGTGACTGTAGTTGATGGACAAGGTTTCATTGAACTTCTACAGTTAACTGGCAACGAATATCTTGAAGTAAATTTTGGTAAAGTGAAAAATGGTCCTAATGCTAACGACCAAATTTTTAGGGTGTATAAGATTGGTGATAGAAAACCAGGTGGAAATCATAACACTGAGGTCTACACACTACATTTCTGTTCTGAAGAATTGATGCTTTCAGAGCAGACAAAGATAAGTAAGTCATATTCTGGACAAAAGGTTTCTGAAATTGTTAAAGATGTATTAACAGAAAAACTTAAAGTCAAACCAAAAAACATCAATGTAATTGAAGAAACAACTGGTGTTTATGATTTTATTGTGCCAAAATTAAAACCATTTGAAACTATCAGTTGGGTATCAACATATGCAAGACCAAAAAAACAAAACAGCACCGCTGACATGTTGTTCTTTGAAACAAAAGAAGGTTTCAACTTTAGGTCTCTACAATCCATGTACAAAGACAAAGTTTATGCAACATACAAGTATGAGCCAATGAACTTAGATAATAAGAAACAAGATTTCCAAGAAAAAGCATACAATGTGATTGAGTATGAATTCTCCAAAACATATGATGCATTACAAGAAATTACATCTGGTTCGTTTGCAAATAGGTTGATTTCTATTGACCCATTAACTCGGTCATTCAACGTGACAGATTTTGATTATAACAAGATGAAAGACACAATGGAAAAGTTGAATCCTGGTGGTATTTTGAATGAATTGAAAAATAGATTTGATAAAGCATTGAATCAATCACCAGAAGGTGTGTTAAAAGTTGCAACAGGCAATTCAAACCATGGAAATGTACCTTACATCAAAGAAAAAGAAGGTGGATTTGCAAAAGACATTTTCATTGAAACAATCTTACCACTTAGAACCGCTGCAATTTCACTTGCAAACTTTACGGCACTAAAAATGGCCGTGCCTGGTGATCCAGGTCTGACAGCAGGTAAGGTAGTTGAATTCAATCTTTTCACACTAAAACCAACAAACAATACAAAAGAACTGGACAAAGCTTATTCAGGTAAGTACCTTGTCACTGCGGTTCGACACATTATCAAACAAACTGCATATCAGACAATTTTAGAAATGGCCAAAGAAAGCTTACCAAAAGCACAAGAAGGTGCAAATAATTCAGACAAGAATGTTAGACAGGCGATTACAGCATGATGAACAATTTTATTGGTAAAGACGGCTTTCATTGGTGGTTAGGTGTTGTTGAAGATAGAACCGACCCACTAGGATTAGGCCGGGTGCGTGTCCGTATGTTCGGTCACCACACAGACAACCTTGAAGAATTGCCTACGGATGGTCTATCTTGGGCGTTACCTTGTCTGCCACCAAATGTGTCAATGACTGATGGTGCACCACTATTGGGTGACTATGCATTTGGTTTCTTCACTGATGGTGAATCCAGTCAAGCACCCATCATCATTGGTATATTTCCAGGTATACCAAAAAATGGACCAAATACATCCAAAGGTTTTTCAGAAGGAACATTCTATCCATTAGGTGAACCTACCAGTAGCAGATTGCACAGAAATGAAAAAATTGAAGGAACTGCAATAGGCTATCATGATAATAACCTAGATACCAGTGTGCCTACGGCTAGCGGTGGTACTTGGAGTGAACCAAAATCAAAATATGATGCAAAAATCCCATACAATCGGGTGACACAGACTGAAGCAGGACATGTATTTGAGTTGGATGATACACCTGGTGCTGAGAGGATACACCTCCACCATAAGGCCAACACATTCTTTGAGATTGCACCTGATGGGTCAAAGGTTACCAAAGTATCTGGAAAGAACTATGAGGTTTATCTTTCCGACAATAATATTCATGTAAAAGGTGTTTGTAATATTACAGTCGATGGCAATGCAAACTTATATGTCAAAGGAAGTGTACAAGAAAAGGTTGCTGGTAACTATTCTTTGAATGTGACTGGAGATATAGTTATGAATGGTAAAACCATCAATTTGAATCGTGGTACGATGGGTGCTGCAAGAATTGGAGATACGGCTGATACTGGTGATGACGGAACCGGAAGTGCAAATGATGATAATCTTGCTGGCACCAATGTTATCGAAACTGGTTCAGGTACAGTATTCATTGGAGATTAAAATTTCGAATTTTCTTATTCCGGCCCAAGAATTTTCACCGGCACATCTCAGATTCCAAAAAACACATTTACTTTTAGCTCATAAATAAAAGATGACAACTTTAACCAAAATATACTCAGACATAGACTTTACTTTCACCAAGAAGCCGGTGACTGGTGATGTTGCTTTAAGTTTTGATAATAAGGCTGTAATACGTTCAATCCGAAACCTGTTGTCAACAAGGAAGTATGAACGACCATTTGATCCCGATTTAGGGTCAAATATTGATGCACTTTTGTTTGAAAATTTTTCACCTCTTGTTGCGAGCTTAATTGAAAGAGAAGTTATTGATACTATAAACAACTATGAACCAAGAGCATTGGTGGATAGTGTTAGAGTTTCTGCAAATCCAGATTCCAATCAATATGATGTTACAATAACATTTTACATAGAAAATGCAACATTACCGACAACAGTAACACTCCTTTTAGAGAGAAATAGATAAGATGGCTGCAAATACTGGTTTAAACATAACAGAACTAGATTTTAATCAAATAAAAACTAGCCTGAAGAACTATCTTCAGTCACAAGACACTTTAAAAGATTATAATTATGATGGTTCTGCACTTTCAACGTTGTTGGACATTCTAGCATACAATACACAATACAATGCTTATTACTTGAACATGGTGGCCAATGAAACATTCTTGGACACCGCTTTACAAAGAGCATCTGTTGTTTCACATGCAAAAACATTGGATTATGTACCAAAATCTTCTATTGCACCAACAGCCACAATCAATTTGAAGGTCAATCAAGTTACTGATGCATCATTAACATTACCTAAATTCACATCGTTTTTGTCAGAATCAATTGATGGTATCAGTTACACGTTTGTTACAACTGAAAATACCACAGTTACGGTATTAAATAATACTGCAAACTTTGATGGTATAACACTGAAACAAGGTACACCAGTATCTTTGTCTTTTACTTATAATAGTGCAACAAATTCAAAATCTTTATTTGAAATACCTGAAATAAATGTGGACACAACCACGTTAACAGTTTCGGTGCGTGAGTCATCGTCAAATAATTACTATGACATATACACACATGCACAAAATTATTTGGCAATTTCAGGTTCTTCTTTAGTTTATTTCTTACAAGAGAATGTCAAAGGTTTCTATGAAGTTAGTTTTGGTAATGGTGTACTAGGTAAAAAATTAACCAACGGTAATATTGTCACACTATCATATGTTGTAACAAATGGCTCGGCCTCTACCGCTGCAAACAATTTTGTGTTGATGGATTCAATTTCGGGATATTCAAACACAAGAATTTTTCCACTAACCTCTGCAACTCAAGGTGGCGATAAAGAATCTATAGAATCAATTAAATTTCAAGCACCTAAGTCCTATTCTGCACAAGGTCGTGCAGTCACTAAAGAAGATTACATTACAGCAATTCAACAGAATAATCTTGGTTACTCTTTTGATTCGGTGAATGTTTGGGGTGGCCAAGAGAATGATCCACCAGTGTATGGCCAAGTGTTCATTGCAATGAAACCATCTGGTGCATACATGCTAACTGAAAATCAAAAATCAAAATTGATTAAAGATATTTTGAAACCCATATCAGTATTGACTGTAGAACCTACGATTGTTGATCCAGATTACACATATATTCAAATTACTGCAAATGTTTTGTATGATCCTAAGAAAACAAGATTAACTGCAAGTGAAATAAAAACAAATGTCAAAACTGCAATTAACAATTATGCAAGAACAACACTGAATAGTTTCAATTCGACATTTAGATCATCTGAATTTAATAATCAAATCAATTCAGTCGATTCTTCTATCATCACAAACGAAATATCAATACAATTACAGAAGAAATTTTACCCAAACCTATCAACACCAACAACATACAAATTGTATTACGGTGCGCCATTAAAACGTGGTTTGTTTTTGAGTGGCATCACCAGTACACCTTCTATTGTGTATAGAAACCCATTAAATTTGGCATTATCAGTTGATGGGCTTTATATTGAAGAAGTTCCATCATCAACAGGTGGTGCAGAATCTATTACAGTAACAAATCCTGGTTTTAGTTATCAAGGTCAACCAACAGTCACCATATTAGGTGATGGAACCGGTGCAACAGCCGAAGCTGTTATGTCAAATAACGGCACAATAAAACAAATTAATGTTTTGACAAAAGGAACAGGATACACATCGGCTATACTTAAAATTACTCCGGCCGCAGGAGATACTACAGGTTCATCAGGCGGAGGTATAATTACACTTGAAGGTCGTTACGGTATACTAAGATTATACTACAATGATACAACAAATGTCAAGACTGTGTTCAAAGGTAATATTGGTACTGTGGATTACAATCTAGGTGTAGTCACACTAGATGCATTTTCACCATTGAATGTAAATAATGATTTAGGTCTATTAACTGTAACTACAAACCCAACAACAACAATTATTTCTTCCACATATAATAGAGTTATTACTGTAGATGAATTTGATCCACAGTCTATTGTTGTTAATGTTACTGCCAAATCAACATGATAGATAACAGCCAAAAAACCTCAAATCTGGTTTTATCTCAGTTACCTGAGTATGTTCGGGATAATCCTGAATATGCCAACTTCAATCTATTCCTAAAGGCTTACTATGAATGGATGGAAACAACTGGTAAAGTGACAGATAGGTCTAAAAACCTATTGAATTATAAAGATGTTGATGCAACAACGGAAGAATTCATAGATTACTTCAATAACGAATTCTTACCTTTCTTTCCTAGAGAATCTTTGATAAGCCAAGAACAGGCTGTAAAAGTTGCAAGACAGTTGTACCAAAGTAAAGGTACACCAGGATCATATGAATTTCTTTTCAGAGTTTTATATAACACAGATGTGGAAATATTCAACACTAAAGATTCGGTGTTCAAGGCATCCGCTGGAACATGGTATATTGCAAAAAGTTTAAAACTATTGTCGGCCAATCCATATTTCTTACAAACAAAAAACTATAGAATTTTTGGCGAAGTTTCAAAATCTATTGCAACAATTGAAGCTGCTGTATTAGTTGGAAACAAAACAGAAATATTCATATCAAATATACAAAGATTATTCAATTCTGGTGAAACTGTTAGAATTGTAGATTCAAATAATCAAGATGTTTTATTTGGTGGTAATGTTCTTCGAGCAAAAATTGTTGGTCAAATTAGCCAAATAAAAGTTAATCCAACAAGCCGTGGTTTGACATATCAACCTGGTGATCCTGTTGTTGTTTATGGTGGGTTAAACGCAAACGTTGCAAATCCAATTGGTGCAACTGCAATAATTGGTGAGATTACAAAAGGTTCCATTCAACGTATTAATGTGGTAGAAGGTGGTTATGGTTATTCCATGAAACCAAATACTACCATTATAATTGAAGATTCGGCTATAAGTGGCGCAAGAGCAAATGTTGGTTCAATTTCACCTTTTCTACCACCAGCTTTTATAATTGTTAATGGTGGTTCTGGTTATAGAATTAATGATACTATTGTGTATGATGAATCAACTTTTGCGTTCGTTTCGTCAGTTAATGCACAAGGTACCATAACAAATATTAAATATAGTGCGTCAGTTAACGCACAAGCTATTGTTGGAATAACAGCACAAGTATTTTCCTCAAATTCACAAGCTACCGGCGCAATTGTAAAAACCGCCACCGCAGTCGGCAAGGCAAGATCAAACGTAGCTTTCATACCAATGGATGTTATTGGTTTTAAAAGGAATATTCAATTAAGTAATGCAAACTTTTTCTTTGCAAATATAGCAACATCGACAAAAGATACCACTCTTGCAAATTCATTTACTTTTGGATCTTTATCAACATTTCCTATTTCTTCCGTAATTGTTGATAATGGTGGTGGTGGAATAACTAAGATTCCTGAAATATCTGCACTATCAACATATGTAACAGAAGATTCTTTTGATGAATTTTCTGTCAATTCTTCATTAGAAAGTTTGGGTATATTAGGACCAATTCAAATCACAAATGGTGGTGCGGGATATGTAGTCAATGACAAGATTATTTTTACCGGTGGTAGTGGCAATGGACCATATGCAAATGTGGCCAGTGTTGATGCAAGTGGAGCTATTACATCGGTGGATTATTTTATTGATCCAGAGTATCGCACATATCCAAAATGGCCATTAGGTGGAATGGGTTACAAAAATCAATTTTTACCCTCATTATCTATAGTTTCTTCAAATGCACAAGCAACCGGTGCATCATTATATGTTCCAGGTATTCTTGGAACAGGCGCAATTTTTTCACCGGTTGTAGATAGAGCAGGTTCGGTAACAACAATTACAATTCAAAATTATGGTGAAGATTATGAATTTAAACCTAATGTATCCATAAGAATACAAGACATTGCGGTATCTAATGTTGCAATTGAAAATTTACCAGCAAAAGATGAAATAATATATCAGGGTCCAACAATCAATCTTGCATCATATGTTGCAAGGGTTAACTCAGTTTCTTTGTTATCTCCTGATGCAAACACACAATTGTCATTGTATAATCTGAGAGTTTACAATTATGATTCTCAACCAAATCCAAGTCTACCTTTAAAAATTGACGGTAGATTTATTAATTTGAAAATGGCCAATTCGGCTTTCCCACAATTTGTACAGACATACAATTATTTTGATTCGTTGGGTAATCAAACCGTATATACAAGAGCTTATGATAAGACTGGTGTGATTTCTTTTGGAGATGGAACCGCAAAAGCAAATGCAACATTCTTAAATGGTCTTGTGATTGGTGAAGGGCAATATTTGACTTCACAGGGCCAACCAAGTTCATACGATATATTGCAAAGTACCAAGTACAACAATTTCACATATCAAATTACACTTGAAAAAGAAATTTCAAAGTATAGAGAAGTATTATTAAACCTATTACACCCAACCGGAACAAATGTAATTGGTCGTTATGCATTAAAATCAAACAACGAAGTTTTCCACCACTCACAACAAGGTTTTGAAAGTGGTCAAAAACTATCTTATTACTTGGGTGAACACACATCTGATGCACTTAATATTGTCACAAGTTTTACCAATAAGAGTAATAATGTAATCAAATTTAATAATAAACTTGGTGCAAATTTAGAAACAATTATATTTCCAAACGTAAGTACAATTGAAATTAAGAATGACCGTGGCGTAAACATCAAGTCTTTGGTTATTGGTGTGAATGATGCGGCCAATTCAATAACAATTGCAAGTAATGTTTGGTTAACATTTGGAAATGTGGCGTCTGTTACTGGTAACTCTGGCAGCAACACACTAAATATTACATCATTGACTGGTCAATTTGATTATGAAAATGGTGGTGTTTATAGTAACACAAGTTATCCATTAAAAGATATTGTGTATAGTGGCGATTCAATTCAAATGAACGCAAATGTTTACACAGTGAAAACCGTAAACTTTACACAAAACCAAATTGTTTTAACGACCAATTTATCTTCTAATGAAAATACATTACTATCAGTCAAAAGAAATTTCATTGCAAATAGTACACCAGTATCAAATCAAATTAAAATATTTGGTCCTATTGGTGTACAATATGTACCAGAAATTGCCACAGAAAATGATATCACATTAACAACAGAAGATGATAGAACAATCCTATTGGGGTAAACAATGTCAACAGTAAAAATTTCTCAATTACCAAATCTAACACGTTTAGATAGTAACACATCCAACACAATATTGGTTGGTATTGATACTTCAACGAATGTTACTAGTCGATTTACAGCTAGAACATTAACTGAAAGTCTTTATTCTAATACTGCATTGAATGTAGGTAATAACACAATCATTCTTCCTAATGTTATTGCACAGTTTGTTGGTAACAGTTCAAACTATCTACAAACAAACTTGCAAAATAGGACAGCTGACGGATCAGCTGACCATGTTATTACTGCTGACACTGGTACTGATGATAAAAATTACATTGATTTGGGTTTGGCTGGATCAACAGACACAGATGCAACCTATACTTCCATATTACCACTAGATGGTTATTTGTATGTACAAGGTAACACTGCAACATCTATTGGTGGTAATTTAATTATAGGTACAACAACCGCAGGCAGAACAGTTAACATAATTGCAGGTGGACCAGGTTCCAGCAGCCTTCAAGTAAAGATTTCAACAGATGGTGTGAATTTGGTCGCAAAACCATTGAAGTTTGCAGATGGAACATCACAAAACACATCTGCAACTGCATCGGCCGCTTCAGGTGAATCGTTTGCCAACGGTGCATTTGCAAGAGCCAACGCTTCATATGGTGTTGCAAATTCTGGTTCATCATTTGCTAATGGTGCTTTTACGACAGCCAATTCTGCGGCCATATTTGCTAATGCTGCATTTGATCAAGCCAATTCTGGTGCATCTTTCGCTAACGGAGCTTTTGTAATTGCAAATTCAGCAGCATCATTTGCTAATGGTGCATTTAGTCAAGCAAACTCTGGTGCATCTTTTGCAAATAGTGCATTCTTGGTATCCAATTCAGCCGCATCTTTTGCTAACGGAGCATTCTTGGTTGCCAATTCAGCCGCATCTTTTGTTAATGCAGCATTTACTACTGCTAATGC